TGGAATGCAGAAATCACTTACAGCAACACCATCAAAGAATCCATAAACTTGTGTGTAAGGCCTTAAAGAACTAATATTAAATTCAATATTTCTGGATCTAGCAAATGAGATTAAATCTCTACTAATTGTTCTATCTCCTAAAGATTCATTATCAAACTGTTCTGTTACAACAGTTCTGTTTCCTGTTCTATTAGAAACACCAGTATCAAATGTTTGTCTGATAGTATCTCTAAAGGTAGTGGTAGTTCTTACATCAAATCTAGTATTTCCTCTATCAAAAACTCTTCTTGAATTGATATCTCTATCTTGAGTTGTAACTCCTTCCTCTTGTCCAGTCCAATTATTAACCCAAGAATTCCAAATAGCAGGTGCAAAACCTGATTGAGGATCAACGTTTAGAGTTCTAGTTGCTCTTTCAAGAGTTTCTGTAAAGTTACCCTCAGTTTGAACAATATTTGCTTCGAGTCTAACTTGATCAGTCCAAGAATCGGAGGCAGGAAGAAGTTCAAGTGCTCCAACCCAGAATCCCACAATAAATGGAGTTACACTTTCTGATCTTGTACAAAACTGTTGCTTTAACCACTCAACATCATCATAATCAAGAGTGACAATATCATTTGTTTTTTTGATATTTGTTCCATCAGGATTAGTGAATCTAAGATCACCTGAACCTGTAAGACTTTGTGTCAAATCTGTTTGAGTAGTATAGTGTCTAGGACGTGCTTCTTTAACACTAAAATCCACACTATTTTTTAATTCTACACTTTCTTCTTGAGCAAGGAAAGATGTAAAATTATCAACAAAAAATCCAGATTTGAATCTATTCAATCCGTTTGCATCAGGAACAAATAGATTTGCTGTATTTGTTTCAAGTAAAGATAAAGAAGTGAAAAACTCTAAGTTTTTAATTCTATTTTCAAGTTGTTTGATGTCAACCATTCTATAACGTTTATGCTCTAAGAAATTCTTAGACGCATCAGTAACATTATATAAGAATGGTGGAAGTTTAATAGATGCAATTTCTAAAGCATCATCAACAGAAGTTGGTTTTTCTGGATTTTCTGCTGGAGTGCCATATTTGACTTGGAATGCACCATCTTTTGTTAAATATACTCTATCAATTCTTCCAAGATAGAAAGAAAACTCAGTTAAAATACCTTCATTTGAAGCAAGAATATTACTAGCAGAATTTCCTGATTCATTAAATATTCTTCCTTTGAATTCTAGAGGAGATCTATCTCCTTCAGATATAGAAACAATATCTGAAACTTTTGGACGAATATCAATAATATCAGAATTTCTAATAAAGTTTACACTTTGAATTTCTGTTGCATAATCAAATGATGAATATGAATTGACAGTGGTTATATCACCATCGTCAGTAGATTCATAATATCCATTCGAGAAATAAACAACTAATTTTCTTTGGGGAGCTTCATTACCATCTCTCCTATTAAGAACTCCATAATTATAGAACTCTCCATTTTGTCCATTAGAAGAACTAAATTTAAATGAAACATCCTTACTTGGTGTATCTAATGTTGAGATTACACCTATAACTCCAGACTCTTCAAAATCAACTATTTCACCCTCTTTAAAGTTAATTTGATTTTTAGGTAAGAAAATAATTTTAGAATCTGTTTCTTTAACACCAACTATGGCACGAGAATTTGAAGTCCTACCTATAATTGTTTCACCAATTATTAAGTCGGATGTTCTTGCTGTTGGACCCGACAAATTGATCAACACCATTGTTGGTGCGGTTGGATTTGAATTATCAACAGCAGGATCACTTGCAACTTCATAAACACCAAGAACTTCAATTAAATCTGCATAATTTAAAGAAATATTTTCATCTTGTACTCTGGTTCCATATGGATAGTTTCCATATGATAATCCATCATTTAAAGTTGTAGATCCTATACCAGAAGCATTTTTAACAGACTTGTTAACTATGATTGAGTTAACTCTGTTTTTAATTTTATTTTTGTTTTTTGGTTTTATCTTAGTTAATGTTGTAACAAGAGTTGCTTCATCATCAGAACCAAGTCCAAAAATTTCTAATTGATTTGATCCCGAATTTATTTGTACTTTATCGGATGTTAACTCCTCAGTTGATCCATCACTTCTAATTAATGTGTATCTTTCTGGAGTAAATGGTAAAAATGTTTCGTTAGATTCAGTTGTTACTGCAGCAGATAATTGATTATCAACAATGTTTACTTGTTGATTTTTTCTGATTACAATTGAAGCATTATCTAATTTAACATTTGAAACATTGCTCTTAGATAGTTCTGTATAAAGCGTTCCGTCGTCAGAGACGCCTAGATCTCCTGCAATGACTTTAAGATCTGTTAGAGAGGCAGCAGAGGTAGGTAGAGCGCCGTTTGCAACTCCATTGACTGTTGATACACCTGTAACTGTAATTGCAGATGTAGCAACACTTACAACTGATGCAAATACTGGATCTTGAGATAAGTTTCCAGTAAATGAAAGAACATTTCCTACTTTAATTTGTCCCGGAAATAATGGATTTGTTGATCTAATTACTGATGTAAAATTATTAGCAACAGTAGTGATGGTAGCAACACCAACGTTAAAATTGGTAGAGAGAACTACATCAGCAGAGAAAGTTCTTGCGGCTCCAATCTCAGCACCATTTGCACTACCAAAAATTGATAAAACATCACTTATACCATGTGCAGTAACAGCTACTGCTACTCTTGAATTTTCAACACCATCAATTATGAAACTTTCATTTGCTATAAACTTACCAGAAGTTTCGTATACACTGAGTGCTGTGGTATTTGTTGCAGCATCTTTTAAGAATGCAGTTGCACCACTATTTTTCCCTTTAATGAAAGATGGAACAGTTAAAGTGATTGGTTCATTAACTGTAATTTCAGTTGTTGTTTGAACGTCGTAGAGAGATAATCCCCACTCATTTAAATTAGAATTTGATGCATTGTAAGATCCAGAATCTAAACTAAAATCATAGACTCTTGCCAATCCAATTTCTTTACCAGCAATACCAGTTGCACTATCAGATACTCTTGAATCTCTAAGACTCAAAATATAGGTATTACCAATTCCAATTGTTGGTGATCCGTGAACTCTATTTAACTTTAGAGTCTCACCAGTTTCATAGTTTATTTTTTGCCCTTTTAAGGTTTTAGTTGTGCGTGGCTTTAAAACGTCAAGATATGTTGGGGCAGTTGTTTTAACATCATATCCCTTTACAAACGCTCTACCAGGAGAAATTTGATAAAGAGCTAAATCATCTGATGGAGTTGATCCACTATATGTTGTTTGATTGGAATTAAATATACCTCTATTTCCTTCTAAGTTATTGAGAGATTCTCTTATATTAATACCAAAAGATTTGACATAATAGTCTCCAGATTCAGCATAGGTTCTCCTAGCTAATTCATCTGTTACAAATGAATAATCCGAAGAAGTTCTTTCTCTTAAAATTCCAGTATTAACAGTTCCTAATTCAACAAAATTATTATCATCAAAATCTGTAATATCTTTCTTTGAAAGAACTGCTGTAAGTTTTAATCTGTCAGCTCCAGGAGAACCAAAATTATTAAAACCAGCAGAGTTATCTGTTAAATTGGGATCTAAATCAGCATTAATAACTTGTTCTTCAATATTTAATCCAATTCTACAGTCTGGATTGCTTGAATATTGATCTAATACTAAAGTTTGTGTACTTACATTTACAAATGTTCCTTTGCAAAAATAAATACCTTCATTGATGAAGTAAGCAGATCCAACTGCAGTTGCATTTTGTTGAATTGTAGAAGCAAATGGAACTCCAGAACCAATTAAGGTGTTAGCAGTTGAAATAGTTTCATTTGCTGTCAAAAGTTCATTACTTCTGAAAACAGTTTCTTGATTATTAAAACCTGATCTATTATAATTTAAATATAAGGTAACTTGTCCTCTATCAGACTCTTCTTCAAGAAGATATGAATCAACAACTGCAGAAACTCCAGAATCTACTCCTGTAATTTGAGATCCTACTAGCTGATCTATATAATCAAAAATTGGTACTCCCAAATATGTGTTCTCAAGAAGAACACATTGATAATTTGTTGAATATGTTGTATTTCCGGGAATTACTTTAGCACCTTCTTTAAAAAAGTGCTGTCCAAACTTTTCAACCTGATTTTGCAGGATGGATTGTAGAGAGGTTAACTCTCTCGCTTGGACTGGATAACCAGGTTTAAATAAAACCTTATAATAATCCTTTGAAGGATCAAAGTCGTCAAAATATGGAGCGACGTTGAGATTGGTTTCCTGTGACATAATTCCTTAGAACTGCAAGATAATCTTAATATCTTCTTTTTGATTAGCTGACCTGGTTATAGAAGGTCTATTATCTACGTAAATAATATTACCGGTATACTTTTCAACTTCGGGTTGAGCAACACCCTCCGAAAAAGACTGTCCCAGGTAATAAGTACGACTATTTATTTCGGTTGATACACCCGTAAATGAGGTTTGAATTGCTAGTGAAGCAGATCCTCCAACAATATTAAATGATCCACCATCAGTAATACTAGGTGCGAATCTATTCATCTTAAATCCATATTCAGGACTTATGTTCTTTGTACCATCAGTATTGAATCCAGATGTAGATCTATCTTGCCAATACTTTAGAACACCAGTAACTTGATCATATGACACTACCCTTCCAACTGCTGTTGATCCAAGTCCAACTGTTTGTGTAATAAAAGAATCAGCAGTAAAAGATGCAGAACTATATCCAGCACCAGTTAGTTTAAGTGCATAAGTAGCTGCAGCTTTATCAAGTTCTAAATTTGTTGATGTATTATATGACTTTGGATTTTGAATTAATCCAACTCTAGAAATTTCATTTCCAGTTATGAAATCTGGATTTTCAGTATCATTTTCAATTCTAGAGTATATAAGTGTATTTCTTGCACCAAGTTCTCTGTAAATATCAGATCCATGTCCACCTTGAGGTGGAATAATTATATCAAAGACTGGAGAAGTAGTTCCATTCGGAACATTGCCTGCTACTAAATCAACTGTACCAAAAGTATATCCAGATCCACCTTTGGAAACGGTGATTGACTCTACTTTTGAATTATTATTAATTACAATTGTACATTCTGCTCCATTACCATCTCCTTTAATTGGAACTTGGGTATAAGTTCTATTTGCTGTTCCTAATCCAACACCTCTATTTGTAACGGTTACAATTTTAAGTTGTCCACTTGTAGATGCGTTGTTTCTAACAGCAGTTATATTGGCGTCAGTAGTAGATTCCCAATCTTTAGGAACTGGCATAAAGTTTGTAGAATCAAACTTTACAATATCTCCAGGTTTTATAGTAAAAAGATATTTCCAAATATATCCATCACCACTAGTGCCTGCTTCTCTTGGTTCTAAATCTGTAAAAGTGGGTTCATCTAATGAAGATCTGCCACTAGGATTCTCTGGATTTGATCCATTTTGTAAGCACACATAAACTCTAAAGTCAGAGTTCATCGCATAATAATTTGCCTCATATAAACTTACAGAATTTGATGGTTTTGATGGATTTTCTGCTCTTATATCATTTCGGTACATATCATAGGTAGTACCTGATCTCCAAGTAATTTTTCTAATTACTTGTTTAACATCATCCACATCAATTTTTTTGAGAGCAATCATTGTGTCCCAATAATTATTCTCCTCATTAAAACTATCTCTAGGATCTGGAGGATTACTATCCCAACTAGAATCAACATCTGTGGGATTTGGGAGTCCCACAAATGAATAGAAAGAATTGCTAGTAGACGCAATGCTAGCAGCAAAATCTTTTGCATTTAATATACGAAGTTGATCAGTTATAATCGCAGCCATTTTTGCGTAGTTTTTTACTTATTTATCAGTTATGTTGTAGAGTATCCTATGGACTTAAGAGGTTCAATTCTGTTAATGACACCGCCAGTTGTAATTCCAGCAATTCCATTTAGGAGATATGCATCAAAAGCAGCAGCATTGGTTCTTGATCCAAGAGTAATTTTACCCCAGGAGAACTCACCATAGAATTGAGTTAATCCAATTCCAGAAATATTACCAAGATCTTCAACACTTACTGTTACTCTCTTGACATAAGTGACTCCAACTCCTGCAACCGCCGTTGTAGCAACTGAAACTGCTGCAACTTCATAAACTGCATCAAGGAATTGAGATGTAACACCTAACGTTCCACCTGTTTGATAGAGAGAAGTTACACCACTACCAACATTACTATTTTTAATAGTGAAGTAATCACCAACAGAAATATCACTTAGTGTCACGGCAGTGCCAACAACTTTGGTGTCTCTCAAGAAAGAATCTGTAGGAATGAAAAGATCCATAACATATCCAGTGGATGCAACTCCTACAGATGTAGATGTTAATCCTACTATGTCTCCAAAGTCGCCTTGATATAAATTAGTTTCATTTGTTTCTTTAATTAATTTAGGTGCCTCAATCAATACCTGTGGCACAGACGTTCTAGTGTATCCAATACCAGGAGTATTGACTGTGATAGAAGAAATAGTGTCACCAGTTAATGTCGCTGTTGCAGTCGCTTTAGCAGTTGTTCCAAGTCCAACTGGAGTTTCAATTGTCACTGATGGTGTAGATGTATATCCTGTACCACCATATCCAATGGTAATTGATTCTACCGTATTTGCTACTGATACAACTGCTACAGCAGATGCTGCCACAATATTATTTTGTGAGACTAAACTAATAGTTTGAATTTTTTTAGTGGATTGATTTTCATCATCAGGATTGAAGAAAGGAATAACACTTTCTACAAATACCATTGTTGATCCAACACCAACTGATTGAATAATATTAGTTCTTGGATTGATCAATGCCTCATTCAGTTCTCTTGACTTACTAACAATTTTACCATTGATAACTTTATCAATAGTTTGCTTACACCAAGTAACGGTTCTGGCATGATCTGGATTAGGATCAATACCTGCTCCAGCATATGCATTTGTTTTTACAGTATCTGAAGAAAGTATTTCTGTAACTAATCTAGCATTTTGATCAATTGATCCGGGAACAATAGATTCATCACCTCTAATTGTTAAGTCATCACCATCTTTGATTGTTTGGAGAACATTGCGGAAAGTAACATCAATATCTCCAGATCCTTTATAGAAAAGAACCTTACAAGTATCACCTGAGAATGATCCATCAGCGGAGGCACCTTTTGGAGCTTCTGAGAAATTAATTACACTACCACCATCAAAAGAATATGCTTCTCCAGGCACTTGTAAAATATCATTCAAGAAAATAATCAAAGAAGCTTGAACATCGATGATAGAACCTTTTTCTGCTCTTATAGTTACAGGAGAACCATTTCTTTTAATTGTAAATTGTCTTTTAACACCATTGAATTCTGTGTTGATATTATCAAGACGTTCTATTTCTCCAAAGTTCCATGCGGAGAATTTATCAGAATCGGTTTTTTCAATTGTAATTTGGAACTCTTCTGGAGTAAAATTAGTATCGGTTGGAATCCCTGTTGAACCACCTTTAGAAATAGTTAATACTTGTTTCTGTCCATAAGCATACCCAAAGTTTTTAATTTCAAAATCAATTACACTCGATCCTTGTCCAACAATAATATCGATAGTTGCCTCTGTTCCAAAACCTGTTGGAGAAGAATCGGAGTATATTAAAGGTAAATCAGAATAGGAAAGTGGAGCATCAAATATAACATTAGGTTCGGATCCGATAAGATAACCAGATCCTGGATTTGTAATTGCAACACTTACGATACGTCCATTACTTACTGCAGCAGTTCCAATAAATTCAATTCCAGTTCTACCAGTTGATGAAGTGTAAACACCAACATTAACTGTTTGAATTCCAGATCTATATCCAGAACCGGTATTTCCTATGCTAATAGATGTAATTGTTCCCGCAGATGATACAATCGCTGTACCTCCTGCTGAAATAAGTGGTTGATATCCAAGTCCACCAGTAGATCCTACAGAAACTATTACACCACCAACGGGAACTGTAGCATTATTTGGATCATAAGCAATAGATGTAGCAGTTCCTGTAAAGGTTATACTACTGATACCACTTCCTTCACTAAGTGAATAATCTTGATTAATGGGCAATTCTCCCGTAGGACCTTGGAATATTCCATTGATAAGAATAACACCATTATTAGTTGAGAACCCAGTTACATTTTCATTTTTAGATTTAAGTGTAAATGTTTTAGTAGAAGCATTAAATTGATCAGCAATACTATCAAAAACATAATTTGAGTCATAAGCTTCTGAAGAGCTATTTAATGCTTGAGATCTTAAGAATGTTCTTCCTTGGAATTTGGAGAAGGTAGTAATTCCAGTCCAATCTCTTTCATCGGGGGAATTAGTTATTGATCCGATTGGAATAGGACCTCGAGGTGCAGTGTAGAAATTAATAGTATTATCAACAATATTGTACGCACCATCTACTTTAGTAACAGCAACTCCAACAGGGTGAGTTTGAATACCTGTTCCCATCCATCCACGATCAACTAAAATAGCATTAGTGGTTCCAATACCAATAGTGTTTATTTTCATAATCTCACCAGCAACTTGTATTAAGTCAGCAGAGAAGAATGATGTGATTCCAAGTGTTTCTATTATTGAATCAGAAAGTATGATTTCTTTAATAAGTGAAGTTGTTGTAGCAGTAGATACAATAGGATTTTGAATAAAATTATCAATAGCAACTAAACATTTAGAATTTTGTTTAGATGATGCAAACGTATGGAAAGTACCAAAACCAACACCAGTTATACCAATAGCAACTGGTGTACTGTTATTTGCATTTGCAGCAGAAGATGCCAGTTTTATTGTAGAATCATTGTTTTTGATAACAAAAACGTTTGTATTAGTTGGTAAGAAAGATGTTGTTCCTATTCCAGTAAAGGAGGTTGGTTCAATTGCTATACGAACGTTAGTGTCTATGCCAACAGAATAATTGACTGGTTCACCTGTTACAAAGAAATGATTAGGAACTCTAATTTCATTAGTCGAAGTATTAACAGTTACACTATCACTTCCATCAAAATTCCTATTAAAGATGGTTAACCCTTTATGAGTAAGTTCGAACTGTCTTTTAACGTCATTAGCAGTTCCAGAATAAAAACCATATCCAGCAGTAATTGATGCATTGTTTAAATCTATTTCATTATCAAGAGTATTATCAACTTCAACTAATTGAATTGCTTGTTGATATACACGAACTTGTACATCCGCACTAGAAGGTGGAGTATATTGGAGATGTGTATTACCTGATGTATGTAATGCACCTATTGTTCCAATTCCAGTGACTGTTTCAACAGTGCCGTACTCCGTTATATAAACTTCTGATGAGTCATTTAATACGATGACTTCAGACATTTGGTACTGATTATTTGTTGTGTCTTCTATACTTACAATGTAGTAAGCAGCACTGTAATCAGTATCACTTGCAGAATTAGTATAAGTAGCGATTGTGTGTATTCCAGGTGTACCACTTGAGGATAATGAAGTGTTGAATGTTTCTAACCTAGCGATGTTTTCTGTAGCTTGTCCAATTATTGTTGTGCCAACACCCACAGATTCAGTGCTAGACATAGAAACTCTTACTGTGTTTGCAGTAAGAGCCAAACCAGCTGCTGGTGTGAAATCAACGTTAATAGTGCCAGAAGACATATCAGCGCCGTATGTTCCGAGTCCTGTTGCAGTTCCCTCAACACCAGTAATAAGATCACCATATTCAAGAACATCAACGTTGGTTCCATCATGAATTACATTGAGTTCATTATAACCGAATCTTCCATCGTTTGTTGTTAGTTCAACTAGAACTTTAGATGATCTATAAGTAGAAGCAATTCCAACTACTGTTGTTTTGGTTGCGGCAGGAATTTCAACTTGAGTAGATTCAATACTGCATATTTCTCCAAGAGCAATTGATCCAACCCCACTAACAGAGTTATCCAAATCAAAACTGCAATATGAAACGTTATAATTATTAACTCGGAATTTGTTTGGGAAAAATAATAGTTGTCCTTCAGTACCTGAAATACTAAAATCAAAAGATCCTAGATCTAAAGTTGTGTCAACTCTTGCATAATTGTTGACAGTAGCACTAGCAGTATCATGAACTAAAGAAACAATAGATACTTGACTTTCTCCAGTAAAAAGTTTATCTCTAACATAAGTTAATATCTTTTTAGATCTTTGATCAACAGAGAATTTTTTGACAATACTAAATCTTGTAGGACGTTCCTCACTATTAAATTGAGTGCTAATATCATCAATGATAAGAGCTCTATTACCTATAGATTCGAAATAATCAGTAAGAACTCTATTTTCTAAAAAGATTCTGTCAGAATAAATTTTTCCAGATGCTGTCTTAGAATTTTCTGTGACTAAATCAAAAGCAGGATAACAATTTAGACTTATTCCACCACCTTGTCCTCTAAAACCACCGTAGGTTGGGATTGGAAGTATATCAACGGTGAGTGATATATTAGATGTATTTTCGGTAAATGCACCTCCAGTAAATTTTTCATCAGAAGATTCAATTATTAAATCACTAAATTTTAAAAATCCAGAAGTGTGATTTAATGAACTTACAGTATCATCCCACTGTTGAATAGGAATTTTTGATTTGATAGCATAAGAGAAATTTTGATAATAAAAATTATCAGGTATTCTCTGTTGATTGTCATTAAAGAATCCAGTTGTTGTAACCCAACCTTTATCAACGGTAGAAGTTGCGTCAATTTCTATCTCAGAATTGTAATCAATCTTAGATTTTACAGATCCTTGAGTGTTTGATGTTTGTCCTTTAACAATATCACCCACTCTAAAGTCTCTAGAAGTTGATACTTTTAACAGTTCAATTCTATTATTCCAACTATCTACAAAACCTTTACCACTATTAGAAATAACTGTTTCACCAATAAGGAAATCATTTTTCTTCAATTTAATATTAAACTGGGGGAAAGCGTTTTGGTTGACAATTTTGCCAGCAGAATTTCCGGAATCAAAATTTCCAGGGAAAAGATTGTCATCAATAATTCCGGATAAATTAAATGTTACTACACCAACATTTCCACCAAGAGGAATATTTACATCAGTAAGAGTGAATAATTGATAATCATAATCTACAGAATTATATCCAGAACCAGTAGATCCAACACCAACACTTACGTTTTCAATTAGTACTTTATCCCCAACTGCAAAGGGAGATTGATCACTAAAACCAGTATCAAAACCAACTGTTACATCTTTGGTTGACATATCAAATGATATATCATTAATTCCCACGCCGTTAGAGTTGCTAATTGGTATAATAGTAGGAGTTACGTTCGTTAATCCTTTTGTATTTTTTCTAATCGTTACTTCAGAATCTCCTTTTTTAAAGAAGAGATCAACATCATCAATATGTTTCCCAGTTAATCCATCTAGAACGATTAGATTGGGGGCGATTGAATAATTTTTACCGGCAGAAGATATTCCTATCTCATCAAATGAACTCAAAGATTCAAGAAGAAGAATTTCAGGAAGATTAGTTGTAGGACGAATCGTATAATCTGTAGGATAATCAAATCCTATATTTTCAATTTTAGTTGAAAGTACTTTGCCAATTGAACCACTCGAAGGTTCAAGAACAGCTCCTGTTCCAGTAACAATACCAACTACTGTTGATACACCAACAATCTCTTTATAATTTGATCCTTTAAAGGTAATATTAATATCCGAAATAGCACCATACGCTGTTGGTGAATTTGTTTCATATATTAAACCACCATTTGATCGACTATAAGATGATTTTTCTGGAATCTGATTTATATCGTAAATGAAAGTGTTTGTTGTTCCAACACCAGCAATAGAAAATTCACCATTGTAAACGCTGTTAACAATGTCAATTTTATTGAATGAATTTACTTCATCATCGATAATAAGTTCTTTTTTGACATCTTCGATGAAGTTGGAGTTTACGATAGAGAACTTATAAAAAAGATTTTGCGGTAAATTATCATTAACAACTAAAGTAAGTTTTGCATTTGCATCAATACCAACTTTTCCTGTTTTGATAACTTCAAAATTATTACTTACTAAACTACCATCAAATTGATCTGTAAAATTATAATCTCTATACAGATTCATATCAAAAGCAGAATATAAAGTCGAAATATTAACAGACGACAATGATGAATCACTTAAATCAAATATAACAGTGTTACCCGCGTAAACATCTAAAGGGGGATTAATTGGAAGTAAAGATCCTTTTCTTGCTACATCAATTGATACAAAACTTGGATTAAATCTCTCAGTTTCATATTTTGATTCACAAAGTCTTACTTTATCTTTAGTAAATCTAGAAACATAATATATTTTTTGATCAGTGAGTCCAGATGGGGATGGGTTAGAGTCAAGAATTACTTTGTCACCACTTTTGAAACCATGATCATTGATGGTAATCGTATTTTGTGCAGTACTGACTCCAACTGTTGTAAAACCTAAAGGATTAAAAACGATTCTTCTATTAGAATCGTTATATTTTACAGTAACTGTTGTAGTGATACCTGGAGTAACACTCATCTGCACTTTATCACCAAGTCTTAGTCCATGAGTTGATCCTGTTGCTACAGTAACTCTATTTCTAGATACTTCAGCATTGACAACATTTGTTCTAATAGTTTTCAGGTTATGATTAGATCCTGTACCAATGCCAGTAAAGTGCAACAGTCCAGAGTTCATTGTTGTGTCCGCAACACCAACAAAAGTTCCAGTAGATCCTATACCAACTTTAAAAGTTTGAACTCCAATTACATCATCATTAATTTTGGCAACATATAATGGAGTATCATTAGATATTCTATATTTTGTTCCCACAGAAGGATCAGTATCAACTTCAATGGATGTGCCACCACCATTATTGTAAACAACTACATCACCAGTTTTTAATTTATGATCAGGTAAGAAAACTGTTTTGGTAAGTACAAAAGATTGAGTTATTCCTACTCCAGGATTTGAAAGGAATACAGTTGATCCTATTCCTACACCACTTAAAGTTCCAATACCAAGAGATTCACTAGGATCGAAATAAACTTGTGTATTCAGTTCAAACTTTACATCATTTTCTCTAGTTGATAAAAATGTAAATTTGCGACTATCTTCTTCAATTGAAGTGGTAGCAGTATGTGCTGAAGAGACAGTATTGTCAATTGATCTTTCAACTCTTATTCTTGAAGAAATATTATCAACATTCAGAACACGTACTTTCTCAGCATTTAAACTTAGAACATCATTTTCTCTTATTGAAAGAAGTCCACGATTAAATAATCCTCCACTAATAGAGAAATATGTGATAATGCCTGTGACACCGGCTGTTCCAACACCTGAAGAAAGATTATAGAAGTCAGTTGTAACACCAATATTGAAAGAACTATTAGTTAAACTTATAGAAGTATTAAATCCAGATAAAGTTATTAAATCTGTATTTTTAAGATCATGAGGAGAAGTAGAGAAGGCTACAAATCTTCCAGAAGAATCAATAGGTGCAATCTCTAATTCAGATATTGAGGTAGAAGCAGCACTTATGTTGGTGATTACTTTACCAGAAACTTTTGATACTTTTGCTTTTGCTGGTGTTGATCCGGATAATTTTTCAAAGACAATACGATCACCTACTTGATACCCACTACCACCAGTAATAATACCAACACTATCAATTTTACCTCTAGATGTGGCAGTAATGTCTATTACTTCATTGTATATTTTATACGGTTGAGTAACATATTCATATGAAACATTATCATCTGTCAATCCAATAGGTGATGTGTTTCTAAACCATTCATTTTTTTCTATTGCATATGTTTCTTGATAAGAATTATTACTAAAATTAAATTGATTTGGTTTAGATTTAAAAGTTTTTCCTATGAAAAAAGGAAATACTGGAGACTTAAAGTCTTCAAAAGGTCCGTCACTCTCTACAAAACCATCATTAATTGTTGAAAAATATGCGTAAACTCCATTAGGAAAATCAGGAGTAACACAATATCTTCCATTATGTTCATCTAGATCACCACCACCAGTAAATTCATAATCCTCACAGAAAAATCCTTGTCTCCATGCTAAAAGTGAGGGGCGATTTGATGCTTCAACCAAACTATAACCACTTTTAAGTGCCTTTACAGATCCACCCGTATTATTATCATATCCATATGGACCGTAGATGGGATTGCCATCATAAGCCCAACCAATTATTGGAGAGTGAAATTCAGAGGGTATTTCTTTATTGGAAGAATCTATTCTAAGATCACCAACTCCGTATTTAATATTATCAAAAAGTAAATCATTTTCAGAATACTTTACAGATCCTAAAAGTGTTTTTCCATATAAAGATTCTCTTAACTTTCTTGGAGCATATAAATGGGTAAATTGAATCCCACGATCATCTACTAAAGATGTATCAAGAATGCCATCATCATTTTTGATAATATCTTTTGATTTCTCAAATAGATTAATCGTCCATTGTTTAATTTCAGCAATTAAGTTTGCACCAAGTCCACTTGGAGTAATTGTAATTGTAGTTGAACTATCATAATCTATTCCAGAACTTTCAACAATAATTCTAGAAATTTGTCCATTAACAACAACTGGAGTTAACTTAGAAAATCTTCCTGAACCGTTTATACGTAAATTTGGTGGAGAATTATATTCGTAACCGGGATTGGTTACAAGAACTTGTTCTATTTTTCCATTATTAACAATTGGAAGGAGTTCTGCATCTCTTCCACTAAGTAATTTAAAACTTGGTTGTCTATTAAGATTAATAATTTCACTAGCACCATATCCAACACCATTGTTAGTAAGATCAACTGATTCAATACTACCTCTAAAAATGGGTTGAAGTTTTGCATTAAAATCTTGTCCACTAAAAGTGGATACTCCAATTTTTCCAGATACTGTAACAGAAATTTCTGGATAATTGAAAGTATGGAGTCCTGATCCAATAGAATCAATATTTACATATTGGTTGGTATCATAATAGAAAAGTTTGGATGTAATTCCAACACCAACTAATGATAACTTAAATTTGTCAGAATTAATTTTGGTTACAATATATGTTTGATCGTTAATTAATCCAGATGCGTTACCTGAATAAGATAATGTTTCTCCAGAATTAAATCCATGATCAGGTACATTAATTAAATTAAGTGCAGTGTTTATACCTGCTGAAATTATTGTTCTTTTTTTATTTTCATAATCAAATCCAGAAGATATAACTGAAATATCAGAAATAACACGTTTCTTTTCAAAGGATTCAAACCTATGAACCCCTACACTATTTGATGTGATATCAATATCATTAAGTCCTGTAATAGAATCTCCATGATTCTTAAACAACTTAATTGTTTTTGAATCAACTATTTTAATATAATATTCTGAGTTTGAAGATAACCCACCGATAGCAGTTTGTCCATCTGCTTTATAAACTACCTTTTCAGATTCTCTAAATTTATGAAAAGTTGTAAACCCAATAGTATTGGATGATAGTCCAACTTGAGGATTATCAGATGACGCAAAGAATGAAACAGAGTGTGTAATAAACTTGGTGTTTACGTCTGCAGTGGCACCAGAACCGTTACCACCTGTTATATTGACTATTGGATTAGTAACATAATCAAATCCTGAATCTAAAATTTCAATTCTTTCTAGACTTCCTTTTACATTTACTATTCCTGTAGCACCTACACCAACAGAATCTTGAATTGAAAGGATGGGAGGATTTAATATATCATAGTTCTCACCACCAGATGAAATTGTTAGTGAATTAATCTTTCCATAGTATACACTATCACCAGACTTATAGTTTAGAATTTCTACACCATTTACCAACATTCCAGTTTTTCCTGGTAATGTTAAATGTTTTTCTCCATTATTTACAGGTGACTTAAATTCTCTAAAAAGTCTTTGTTGTTCAAGATTTTTTTTATAAAAATCATTAACGCAGAAATAATTATTTGTTACTATACCCGATACAGAAATAAAATTATCATTATACAAATTGGTAATATTTGAAGATAATTTAAATTTATTTCTATCAACTCTTTTAACGTAGAAAACTCCAGGATCTATTTCAGGGAATTTACTTTCAACTACAGCACCATCACTATCAGTATAGGAATAACTTTCATAATATACTTTATCTCCAGTAAAATATCCGTGATTTTCACTAAGAGAAAAGACTTCACCATTATATAATCCATCGATAGAAATTTTTCTATCATAAAAATCTAAAGGAGTGTCATGATAGAAAGGAATTGATGGTGATGCTGTTAAAACATCACCATTATATTTTGCATATGTGTTTTGAACGTTTGCAAAAGATTTTGCAACATAAGCGTAATTTTTTAAATTGATGGAACTAAGAGCTGGTTTAACAATATCTCTTCTTACACTAAACTTAGATCCTGATAATCTTCCAGCTCTAGAGAAAGAAAAAGATCTACTATTTGAAATACTAACAACTGTGCCTTGTCTTGCTAAACCATCTGATTGAATAACGGAAACTTTATCTCCAATAATAAAATAATTAGGCGCAAATGTTTCAATTCTATAAGTAAAGTCGGATACATCAACTAAATTTAAACTCTTTACATCATATTTTACTGATACGTTTGTGAACCAGGTTGATGATCTTGCTGAACTGGTTGTAATTCCTAATGATTTAATTTTTATATTATCATTATCCGTGTAAAAGGATGTTTCATCAACAATAATATTATTGGAAAGAACATTACCAATTCTTACTTCAATCTTTGAAGTGGTTGCGATTCCAACAGTTGATCCCTCAGTAGATGCTATTGAAACTGATTTAATACCTTCAAATCCGTATGCACTAACATTTAAATCTAATTCCGTGCCAGGTGCAATATCATAATTTGTTCCAAATATAGAAGTATTGGCTAAACCAACACCAATAAATTGATTAACATTTTTAGATCTGTAAGTTAATATTCCACTTTTTCCATTAACAGAGATTTGTCCTTTATCAGGAAATCCAATCGTTGAATCCACATCAACAATAGAGGATCCTGATGCAACATTAACAGTGTTCTTTGTCCTTGGATGAGATGAGAAATCACCTAAGATAGTACCACCGGTAAGATCAATATCTTTTTTAAAATCAAAATCAACACTTAATTGATAGTATGTCTTATCACCTCTTAAGATTTTTTCTACATCGATAACGGTAGCATATGCAGAATTTATATCGTATTCTGGAAATGCATCTTGATATAAAGTTTGATTTTTTAATTCAGATGGATCTCCTACTATTGCCTCAACAACAATATTTTTTGTTTTTCTGTATTGTGCATCAGAGGGTTTAAAAAGAAATTCTTTTGGTTTAACAACCTCTGCTTTTTCTCCATATAAAGATGAGAATAAAATTCTGAAAGATTCATCAGTTCCTTTTGACTGATAAAAATCTTTAGATCTTGATAGGAAAAGTTTTTGATTTAAATTAGTAGTAAAACTTCTATTCTCAAATCCGGGTGCAATTTGTTTTTTTAATTTTACTAAAAATTCTTTTAAAAGAATGTTGCTAAGGTTTACAATCTTAGCTCCTTGTGTATGAGAAGCAGCTTCAGAAGATGAGAAGGTTAGTTCTTGATCATCAGTATTAAATTCTGTAACTCCACTAAACCCGCGTATACAACCTTTAAATTGATAATTATTTCTATTGGTGTATAGTATTACCTCATTATCAATTTTTAATAATCCATATCTCTCTGGAAACTTATACGTACCGAACTGATTATTATATAAATCAAAAGTTGCATTAATTGTATCATCATCAAATTCAATATCTAAATCAAGACGAGTTTCATCTTCTCCAGAAAGAAGAGTTTCTAATTTTACATACTCATCAATATTTTGAATTATATCAGATGGAGCAGTTGGATACTCTTGGGATATGTAATATTGTTTTAAAAACTCACCGACGAGAGGAAAGTCATCCTTAACGAACGCAGGTAACTGATATTCAATAATGTCTTGAATCTGTACTCGCTGTAAATCGGTAGATATCATCTTGCGTCTTTAGTATGAATAAGTAGGAGTTGAAGTAGGGGTTGTAGATCTTGTGGCAACTGTGCCAGAACTAGATGGTGGGGTATATGTAGATGATGTAGTTCTTTGTTGTTGTATTGTGTTACTCAACGTGGATGAAGTAACTTCACCACGAACTAAACTTCCATTTGAAAAACTTGAAGATACAACATAGTCAGAACCTGATATGTCATAACCAGAAGAGATTCTATCGTTAATCGAATTTATTGATACGTTATTAGTATCTAGTTGAATATAAAGATCCTGTAATCCAATGATATCATTTGAATAAGGAACCGCCGAAATTTCAATCAATGAGAATGATCCAATGATATTAGTAGAAATTATATTGATTGGATTTAACTTTATTTCACCTTTGATATAATCAATTGTTCCTACATTTTTTTTAACAACTACTGCTTCTGTAGCAGACTTAAGTCTGATCAAATTAATTGATCCAGTTTCTAAACTGAAATCAGGATCATCCGCTAGGTAAACAGTTCCTGCAACACCACTTACTCTAAAACCAGATGATTTGATATTGTACCCTACCTTTCCTCTGTGTGTTCCATGTCCATGGTTTTTAATATGAAATCTATTTCCGAAACAAATCTCATACTCTGCAAAGGTATTAAGAGATGCTCTAAGATCTCTTCTCATTTGTATAGTGGTTATATTTGAAGTAACTGCAAGATTACTTCTATCAATAATATTCAAAAATTTACTATATTTAAATCTTGCACCAAACTTATTAAGTTCAGTTGAATTTGCATATCTATCAATATTATTAGATACAATAGATGATACTTGCGATTCACTATTTGCATCATTTTCATTATAGTAAACATTAACAAGTGCTTCAATGTAAAGATATTTTAAATCAGTTATTTCTAAACTAATGCCACCAACTGAATATTTTTTGATCTCTCTTTTTAAATTATCCTTAACAAGGTTAGAAAGATATGCACCATTGATTGGTTTAATACTTGCAAATACTTTTCCAAACTGTGGGGGATTCAATTCTTCACCACCAAAAACTGAGATTGATTCTGCTTCGGGATATATCATTGGAATGATATATTCATAATCTGTTGAAGTTACCGCTCTATTTTGAGAGGCATATGTTTGAGGTGCGTATTTTTTAATCGATTCAATACTTTCAACTTTTGCCCCACCAAATGATTGAGTATTGACAGTAACACCAGAAATACCTGATGCTATTGACAAGTTATCTCTTGAGGTTGTGAGTTTTCCATTGAATGAAAAATTTCCAAACCCATTTCCATTTTCATTATTATTTACAAGGTAAGTTGCAATTATAAAGTTAGGTTCTTGTAAAGCTTTACCAAAGATACCATCACCAAAAATTAATTCATATCTCTCGTCTTCAATTTCTTGAACCCAATATACAGCAGATTCACTATCAATTTCAAATAAAGAATCAGATCTATTATATTTTCTTTTTACTGAAGATCTTTCAGAAGGTTTCCATGTCACATTGATTGTTGATATATCAATATTTGCATTTTCTAAAATATATCTTTGATCTGGATCATAAGTGTTATATGAAAACTCAGAACTTACATATGTTCCTTCATAGATGTCAATATTATTAAAAGATGCTATATTATCAATTACAGGAACTGTTATATCTTCTAATATAGAAAATGCAAAACTTGCACCACTAAAACTACCAGTTGTACAAACAATACCTTTATTTAATGTAATTGTTTGAGGTTTTGTTTCATACGTAGATGTGTCAACAAAGAAGGAAATATTAGCTCTCGCTGATGTAGATGATCTAGGAGTATAACCTATGTTCCTCGCCAGAGACACCACATTCTCTCTGAGAGTGGCGGAATCAATGAATACCTCATTAGATACCATGTTGGCATTATATGAGGTTATATACGTGTTATATGCTAACGTATCGATAATCGTTGAAAGATTCGATCCTTCAAAATCGTAATCAGTAAAGTTTGAATTCGATCTTAGGTAATCTGTGATCGATTGCTTGATCTGATCGAAATCTAGATTGGCAAAGTTGACTAGTGCCATTATCGTGTCTGTTGTAATGCGAATGATAATTGCTGAGGAGTTGCCTCTATCCCAACAATGTCATAACGAATAGAAATATCATATTCACCAATGTCAAAGTTTGGTTGTACAATGACTTGACGAAGATTCACTCTTGGTTCAAAATTATTGATTGTATTTGCGATCTGTTCTCTTAAAGCTTCAGTTGTAATGTCATCAATAGGATCAAATAATAAACGACTCACTTGTGATCCTAATTCGGGATTAAATGGACGTTCACCTGGAGCAGTAAGAATTAAATTACGAATTGAACGTGCAATTGCAGTTTCATTTTTATTTGCAATTAAATCAAAAGTAAGTGGACTTACTTTAAAAGACATTGAAATATCTTTAAATCCTTTACTTGCACGTTGAACTGGCACTATTTACAAGCGAGTATAGTTTATTTATCTCGTTCCTGAGCAGTTTTCCAGAAGTAACTTTCTTGATCACCAAGTCCCATCCTTTCATAACCATTTTCAACTTGATAATATTCAGTTGATACTTTAAAATCAGGAATCTTTGGATTCTCTGGTGTCAAACTATTATCAAATATTCTTGTTCTATTATTAGGATACAGACAATATTGTCCGTTAACTAATTCAATAAGATTATGTGACTTATGTTCTGAAGGGTTTTCACTTGTTGCATAATCAATTACATCAGGATCTTGATGATAATTATCAATGGTACAAACATATGTACCTTTCATTGTACCATGATCTCTTGTATAGACTTCATAGTCCATACTACCAATAAACTGCTTTGTAATTGCGACAACGCCATAATCCATACAATTCCAAAACTGAAGGTTTTGTAAACTCATATCAGGATCAGGTTTCACTGGTTCCGAAAGAAAAGCACTGATAGGTAACTTATCATACATTGCTGCATACTCTGGTAAGTATGTCTCAAAATAAAAAGCGCGTCCAGGAATCGACTTAGCCGAAACCCAAACGCCCTTTACATATTCTCCCCAACCAGATTGATGATCAGTTAAGTATTCTTTTCTTACCCAAACTTCAACCGAGGGGAGGTTGCAGATTAATGCCGCCATAAAGTAACATAGTTGTTACATCTATTTACCTTGTCCGCGATATAACTTCTTTTTCCCGTTACGAGAAGTCGCGGCATATTTCGTATGCTTACCTGATCCTTGACGAGTTTTTTTCGGTGTACCGGGCATAAACCCGTCTTTAACCAATCCAGTCTTTGAACGTACTGCCATAATTTAATACCTCAAATAACACGAGTTTTTTCATGTCCAACACGAATCCGAGGATCGCACCAGATTTCATAACCAGCATCGATAGCATCTAAACAGAACGATACATCCTCACCACACATGTCCTGAACTGCACCACTTTCAAAGACTTGCATCTTAGGGGCAAACCATGGATACTTAATCTCCTTATCTTCAAACACTCCGTGCTTGATCATTACCCATCCAAAACCTGTGTAGTCAACTGTGAAAGGTTTCTTACGTTTTGAAATCGAATCGACAGTTTCATGATTCATGACACCACCGTTCTTACGGAAGTCATCTTCTTCCAACCAGTGTGCAACGGAAGTAGTGCTACCATCTTCAGTAGAATACCATCCAGCAGTGATAGATTTGTCATCGTCTTCTGCTGGATTTGCTAGATCACACAATTGCCAGAACTTTTCAGTATTAAAGACAATATCACTATCAATCCATAATTGATAATCATATTCTAGTTTGCCGTCCCAGGGGATCTGATCAGGACCGCGTAACACGTTTGCTCCAAGACATTTGCAACGTGCAAAGTTAACCATGGAAGAGTAATCCTGACTGATCTGAATACTCATTCCATTCTGTACCATGTCAAAACATAGTTGTACAAAATTCTTCAGAAACGTGTACGAACATCCACGTCCAGGTAAACAAAAGACAATCTTCTTGCCTTTCATTCTTGCTTTGATTGCTTCAATGTCCCACTCAGGTGCCTTTGCCTTTGGTGGAACAGTCTTTACAGTGAATCCTTTAGCCATGAGTTAGAATAAACTTCAGTTCAATTATAGTGCATTATATGTAGCGTGTCAATATGAATCATCACCTGCTGGTTGTCCGTACCCCCTACTGTAGTCTTCTACTAACAATTGTACAGCCTCATATGATAAATCCTCTGCCGCATACTCAGTCTTCATCAATCCTACCATACCCTGCAATTGACTCCATGTCTCTCTGAACTGTTGTTCGTTGAGACTATTATATAAACACTCTCCTTTCGCATAGATGTGGTAAATCTTACTTGCCAAAATTTTTTTCCTCCGAATTTTTTTTAGAGTTCTTAATTCACTATTGCATTATATATCAAGACAAGAAAAATCCCTACCAGAAACATAATGGGGCGTAATACAATATGGGGATATCTTATCATCCATCCTGCTAATACAACCTTCCAAAAATTCCAATAGGGACGTTTTTTCATTGCAAAATTTTTTTTTTATTAATGCGAAATCACTCTCGCGTTTTGTCACCTCTGTAGGTTAGGGTAGTTAGTCTTTTTATATACGGCATCGCGCCGCGCAACCGCAACACAAACCCGCGCATAACTGCTGTTACACGCATATACACTGTAGCACACTTCTAAGAGACTGTCAACACCCGCCCCTGCGAATCACCAACTGACAGGTTTACTTAAGTCCTCTACGTAACTGTCAACAACTCTCTCAGATCCTTCCAAATTAAATAAACCTTCCCAGTTAATCTGATGCGGATCGAAGTCTTCCATAACCTCTAAATCCAACGTGATGCGATAACGTTGTTTCTGTGCCTGACTGATAGCGACTGACATAACACTAATCCCGTTGGTGATACTTACAGAGTATAAAACGTCTAAGCGATATT